GAGAGACAACATCAGAACGCCCAATGAACCACTACTTGTGTACCCAAGAGTAAACGGAGCAATCAGGGACAGAGTAAACAGTATGAACAACCTTATATCAAAAGGCAGATACCTGGTAAATTATGCAAAATGCCCTAAATTGTCAAATGCCTTAGCCGTCCAAGGGTGGGGGAAAGACGGAAAGCCGGAGAAATCAAACGACCATAAAGGCGGTGCGGTTGACGATTTCAATGATGGAGCCGGATATTTTATTGTAAGAGAGTTTGGTATAACAACTGGCAAAATCGAAGCCGTACCATTTGCAATGAGATAATATTTAACACACGTTAGCCTATGACCTTTATTATAATATAAACAAAAAAGGCTCTCTATGTCTATTGATGTACCAAGCTACCAAGACGATATATATACAAACTCCATCGCAGACATAACCAAAATGCAAGACTTCAAGGCGGGACTTAAAAAAGTAGTCAAGCGTTTATCTAAGTGGGAAATGGAAAGTGTCAAAGGGCATGAGTCTCGGCAAACAAACGCTACACTATTTAACTCTACAAAGAAAACCATCACGACCGCAGCAGGGATGTTGTTCAGAAAGCCTATTGAGCTCTCTGGCCTTGACGATCTCTTTATGGATAAAATATCAAATATTGACAATGCCCAGTCTAGCCTAAATACATTCATGAAAGATACGGTTAACTCTGCCTTATGGGATGGCATATCCTACATCTTGGTTGATATGCCTAAAAACGATGTACAACTATCATCACTTAAGCAACAATTAGAATTAGGGATTATCCCGTACTTTACAAAGATTGAAGCATCACAGGTTATCAATAGAACGATAGAAAATAATGTATTAACACAGGTAACTATTGAAGAGAATATCACGGTTAAAGATGGACGCTTTTCAGAGAAAACATCAAAGCAATACAGAGTTTTAACCATTGGCGGCTGGGAAATATTTAGCGAAGATGGAGCGAAGACCGATGATGGATTAACGGGATTATCATATATTCCGCTAGTGCCTGTTTACACAAATAGAACCGGTTATCTCCAGGCAAGCCCACCATTCTTAGATATTGCGGATCTCAACCTAAAACATTTTAACTTTCAATCACAGCTTGACAAGACTTTATTTATCGCTGCCAACCCTATTCCAAAGATGTGGGGGGCTCGATCAAAGGGTGATAATGTGGTGATAGGTGTTGACCAAGCCATGAGATGGGATGACAAGGACGCAGGCGATTTCGAATGGGAAGAGTTCACGGGTACGTCAGTAGATAAATTACAAGGCGAGATTGAGCGTACTGAAAAGCGTATGGCTACAATGGGATTATCTATCCTCACAGAAAACAATACAGCCCGCACAGCGACAGAAGTGGCTATAGAAGCATCGAGCGATACATCGGAACTATCAACTGTCGCAATCGGCTCTGAACAGTCTTTAATGACCGCCTATGTGTATTGGTGTGACATGATGAACCGTGACGCTAAAGGCACGATTGAGACAAACAAAGACTTTATAGGTATTGCACTCACTCCAGAACAAGCGGCTAAATATCTTGATATGTACTCGCAAGGCACTATAACCCTAGACCAACTTTGGAACGAGCTTCAAAGGGGCGAATTTATACAGAAGTTTGACAGAGAAGAAGCCAAAGCACGACTTGAAGCAGATAATCAAAACGTGGATATTTAGATATAATATACATATAAAGGATTAGCATGAAAAATAAAGAAGCATTACTCAAAGAGATTTTCGGGAAAAGCTATGACCTTATTGTGTTTATGGATCATTATTCAGTAGTAGCTAAATTAAAAGACTACTTGATAAAAAATAATTACTCTATAGTTATGAATATCAATGTAATGAATAAGGAAGTCATTTCATACTCATGTGAGATATATCAAGAGCCGATGATAGATAGAAAATATTTTGAGGCAGAAACAGAAGAACAAGCAATGGTCTTAGCTTGCGGGTACATATTTAAAAAGAACAAAAAGAAAAAGAAATAATGCCTGTAAATACAGCAATAAAACTTCAACTACTGCAAGAGCGTTTTAAAAGTAACACAGAAGTATATTTTGTCAAGGCTCTCGATGACGCGATGACAACAATCATGGCTAAACTCATCAAGACCGAGGACTCATTACAAAAGAAACGGCTTAAAGCAATCAAGGCACTTATTGAACAAGAGGTTCACTCTTTATATAGTGGTGTGATTGACCCTCTCGCAGATGATATGACACAATTCGCAGACCTAAGCTATAAAACACTCTTCGATAGTTTGAATACAGAATTAGCAGTAGGCTACTCTTATGCTTCACTTCCAAACGGCGCAATAAAAGAGATAATCAATATGGATAAGATTATCTTAATGGGGGACAGAGCCTACACACTATCGGAACTTCTGCACTCCTCAACTCAAAATCAGATAGACAGGTATAAGCAGATCATCACAGGGGGGCTTGCTTCCAATAGTGGGTATCGAGAGATTACGAGCCGATTAAAGGATGCTAACGGAACATCTATAAAAGAGATGCGCGCCGTGATACATACAGCTATCAGTTCAGCCAGGAGCATTGCAGACGGGAAAGCCTATGCAAGATTTGGTGATATGGTTAAAGGGTGGGAGAGCGTAGCTGTGCTGGATAGTAGAACTACTAAGTGGTGCGGTGCACTTGATGGCAGAAGATACTTTAAGAGTAGAGGATATGAGTGGGAAAATATACCAAATAAGCCTCCCCGCCATTTTAGATGTTTACTTGGGGATACTCTCATATCTACCCGTTATCCTATTTCTAACGTTACGCGTAGGGTTTACAAGGGCATTATCTACACTATCACGACTTCCAACGGAGACAAGATTGAGTGTACCCCAAATCACCCCATATTGACGCAAAGAGGATTTATCGGAGCGGAACACATTAATAAGACGGATAAGCTCGGAAGAGACATAACTGATGCTAGTGAGTTTATCAATGTGGATAAAGATCATATTGTAACCAGCATCAAAGATCTCTTCACTTCTTTTGAGGTGTCTAGCTCTATGGGCTCCGTGACGATGCCACTTACCTCCGAGGACTTCCACGGCGATGTCTGTTCCGATTACGAAGTCGATGTTGTAGATGCCGATAGCCTTTTGGGTGATAATATCGCTAAAGTTAATACTTTCAAGGATTTGAGTTTCATAGATAGATGTTCTCACACTTTTAGACGCTTCTATGCTCTTGGCTCTATTGATGGCATTTTCCAAAGAAAGTGGTTTTCCTCTAGTGGCATCATGAGCAGATTTACCCTGATTGTCCCTAGCTTCTTTAGTCATTTTAGACCATTTGAGTTTTTCGGCTTCACTTCTAGTTCTAGGAGTAATACCATTTTTGATGAGAAGGGCGATGATGGTTTTATGATTGATCCTGTACTTTCCCTCGATATCCTTGCTGGAAAGCATGGCGACAGTATAGTCTTTGATAATATTGTTGATATCAGCTTCCGTTCTGTTTCTACTCATGTGTACAACCTTGAAAATAAGATGCACTATTATACCGCAAACAACCTTATTACTCATAATTGCAGAAGCGTACTTGTCAGTATCACAGGCTCAAAAATAGACAACACACGTTCACAAAGCGGTGACAAAAAAGGTCAAATAAGCGACAAGATAAAATTCAAAGATTGGTTCGCTTCTCAGTCAAACAAGTTTCAAAAAAGCTATTTAGGTCAAGGAAGATATAACCTGTACAAAAAAGGTAAGTTTGAGATCAATAGCTTCGTTGATGTGAAGAGTGGAGAGGTCTTTACTATACAAGAGTTAAAAGAGATGATATAACTCTTTTGCTATATTTTGATTATCCTTTTTGGATTTAAATACCAGTCACTCAAGAAGGCATCTTCACTTAAACCATCTAAATACTTTAAACGCGAGTAGGTGGGTACTCTATGTATTTGAATTATGCCGATATTGTTTTCTCCAACCCATATTTTATGAATTTTCTTATATAAGGGATTGATTTTTGATATGACGGTGCACCCAAGATAGTCTGATGCTACTAATGATACTATATATGAATTGTACCCCTTCTCTATTGTCGTCTCTACTGCTTCAATCATTTTGTTTCCTTTCAACCCTCTTAGCGAAGTATATGCTTGTTCTTAACAGAAGGTTTACGTAAGTATATCAAAAAGGGAGAAAAGGTGTCAATTTAAATCAAGCACAAAACAGTAATTCATCTAAATTTAAGGTACAAGATGTGAACAAGTGTTTTTGGGGTGAAAAGAAATGTGAAAATGTGAATAAATATAGTTGTGATATGTGAACAACTCAATTATATGTGAACAACTATGTGAATATGTGAACAACTTTATCTTGATTGATTAAAAAACACCCACAAGTAAAATTTATTAACTATAATGCATATAAGCGTGGATACGCAAACAAAAAACAAGGACATTTGATGGATTTCAAAGAATTATTTACACAGTTAGAAGCAGGAAGCACAGAAGAGGCATTAGTAACAGCAAAGGCTCTAGAGTCTAGCTTTACAACAACTTCGCAAAACCTACAAGATATGGAGGGTAAATTCAATCAGTCGGTAACGACACGAGACAAAGCAAAGTCTAAACTCTCAACGATTGCATCGGCTCTAGGATTAGAAGCGGATAACCTAACATCGGAAAGCGTATCTGAACTTATCAAAAAAGGTAAGAACGATGATACATATACAGCGGAGATCAAATCGCTCAAAGACAAAATCGGTGAGATGAACAAGAGTTACACAGGACAGCTTGACGAAGCCAATAAAAAGTTCACTTCTAAGATGATTGAGAATGAGATCGCCAAGATAGGGCTTTCTTCAAATGTAGTAAATAGCAGAGCTTTGGGGACAGTAGTTGACTCCCTTAAAAACGGTGCAAGTATTAATGAAAGCGGGGTGATTGTATATCTCGACAAAAACGGTGCGACACAGCTCGGCACAACAGGGCAACCTAAAACAGTTGCAGACCAAATGGCATCATTTCAGGGCGATGCGGATAACGCTTATTTATTCAAGGCAACCTCTAGCGGTGGTGGCGGTCCAAGCCAATCACAAGGCGGAGGCGGTAAAGCTATGGATAGAAAAGATTTCGACAATTTGAACCCATCACAAAAGGCAAAATTCATGTCTGACGGTGGAACATTAAACTAATTCAGGAGAATTAAAATGGCAAATACATTAACAGGTCTTATTCCAGACCTATACGCGGCACTAAATGTAGTTTCAAGAGAGCAGGTAGGGTTTATCCCGGCTGTAGGCAGAAACTCAAATGCAGAAAGAGCGGCACTTGACCAAGCAGTACTAATCCCTATTGCTGGCGCAGCTAATGTTGGAGATACAGCACCGGCGATGGCAATACCAGAACCAACAGATCAAACAGTCACAAATACAAACATCACGATCACAAAATCAAGAGTGGCTGAGTTTGGCTTTGTTGGCGAAGAGCAGCTAGGACTTGACAGTGGCGGTGGTTATCTATCTGTTCAAGGTCAAATGATTGCAGAAGCAATGAGAGCGCTCACAAACGAGATTGAGACAGATTTAGCGGCTACCTATATTGCGGCTTCAAGAGCATACGGAACAGCGGGGACAACTCCTTTCGCTTCAACAATGGGAGACACGGCACAGGTTAGAAAAATCCTTGCAGATAATGGTGCTCCAATGTCAGCCCTTAATATGGTTATTGACTCAACTGCTGGTGCAAACATGAGAACGTTGACAAATCTCACTAAAGCAAACGAGGCAGGCGGTGCCGATCTTCTTAGACAAGGTGTACTTTTAGATGTTCATGGTTTCGCGATCAGAGAGTCTGCAAAAGTAAATACAACTACTAAAGGAACAGGTGCTTCTTATGTAACTGATACAGGGACAACTTATCCAGTTGGAACAACTACTATTCATGTAGATACAGGCACAGGAACAGCCGTAGCGGGTGACTTTGTTACGTTTGCAGGGTCTAGTCATAAGTATGTTGTAGAGACCGGTTTCGCTGGTGATGGAGATATGGATGTTGTAATCGCAGCCCCAGGACTTCAAGAAACACTAGCGGACGGTGTGGCTATGACAATCGGCAATAACGCGGCAGTGAGTATGGCATTTGATCGTCAGGCTATCCAACTTGTAACTAGAGCACCGGCACTTCCAAAAGAAGGTGACGCGGCAATAGATAGAACTATCATCACGGACCCTATTAGTGGGTTGGCGTTTGAAGTTGCTATCTATCTTGGATACAAAAAAGTAAGATATGAACTTGCAATCGCTTGGGGACAAAAAGTCATCAAGCCAGAGCATACAGCGCTACTTTTAGGATAATACCTATTCAACCACGGAAGTCCTTTCGGGCTTCCCTATTTCTCTCCTACTTTTATTTAACACACTTTCACTCTTTACCTTTGTTACAATTAAATATTAAAATAAAGGATTACTATGATAGAAACTATTAAGGTTGCAATCAACCATCCAAGAGGCTACAAAATCATCAATAAATCAGATTTTGACCCCGATATTCACAAAGAGTTTAAAATAGTTAAAAAGCGTATTCCTAGAAAAAAGAAAAGTGAGTAACCTATGGCACTTACAGTAGATACTAATTCTTACATAGGCACAACAGATGCAGATACATATTTCGCAGATAGATTAAACAGTGATTTGTGGACCGGTGACGATAAAGACAAAGCGCTCATTCAAGCCACGCAAATAATTGATAACAGCAACTATCTTGGAAGCAAAATAAGCACGACACAAGCCCTAAAATTCCCAAGATATGACCTCTACGATGATGGGATAGCCCTTGCAAGTGATGAGACTCCTCAACGTGTCTTAGATGCAACTTGTGAGCTTGCTATCTATCTGCTTCAAGAAGACTATTCAGCCCCTAATGATATGGCAGACTATGGACGCGTTAAGATTGGAGCTTTAGAAGTGGAAACAAGCGGAGGAGGTGGAACTGGAGTTAAGACTTTACCCCCTTTGGTAAATGACCTTTTAAAGCCGTTCATAATCTCCGGTACTAGATTGGTGCGTGGGTAATGAGTTTAGACACAGCCTTAGCCAAAGTTGCATTAAAGCTGATAACACAGTTTGGGCGTGATGCTACACTAAACAGTACAACAAATGGAGCATACAACCCTACAAGCACAACTATAGGGAAAACAGTAGTTCAGTCCACCATAAAAATATATGAGTCCACCTATAAGTCAAGTGAGATTAAAGAAGGTCTTATTGAGATAGGAGATACGCCACTTTACACAACTTCACAGATAGATAAAGATGATACCGTCGGATATGGCGGCAAAAAATACTCTATAACCCACATAACCAAGTACGGGGTTAATGCCTCTACAGTTCTATATGTGGCAAACGCCAGGACGATGTAATGGGCTTTGCAGATGATATAGGCAACGAGTTTGACGCTATATTGTCTAAACGTAATGAGGTAGTGGCGACAGGCGCATTAGATATGCATTCGGCAGTCGTTAAGGCTTCACCCGAAGACACAGGGGAGCTGAAGCGCTCATGGGAGCTGCCAAAAGAAATACGCTCTAATGTTTGGAGAGTAGGGAATTATGCGCCACACTCAATTATTATAGATGGTGGGCGCAGGAAAGTTCCCTATAGTGGGGGGATGAAAGATATAGGTTCGGAGCGACTGAAAGACGGCTACACCCCAATCATTAAAAGAGTAGAAAAACACATACAAAAGGAGCTTGACAGAATATGAAATCAGGTATTAAATCAGACTTTGAAGCATGGCTTATCTCTCAATGCACGGCAGACGGGAATAAACGCTATTTAACTATTGAAAGTGTCCCCGCTTATCTTTGGTTTGAAGGAGAGACTACTGAGTCGTCAGATCAATTTATTTCTTTAAGTATAGTTCCCGTTGATACGGTTAGGGCTGGGGTAGGAACAAAGCATACTAGCGGGTACTACAGGTTTGATATCTTCTCAAAGTCACCATTATTCGGAGATGTGGCAGTTGATTACCTATCTTCTATTCTTGATGATCTTCGAGTAGATAATGCAGAGTTGACTAATCTCGATGTGGTCAAGACTTTTCAGCGTGGAAACAAATTTGAAGGCTCAACACATTACGAGACAATCGCAGACATTAACTTTGACTCTTGGAGTTGTGTTTCTTAATTCACACATAAACAAGTGTTAAATGTTATGATTTACACATTAAAAGCATAAAGGATCAAAAATGGCTTTATTAGATAGCAGACTCGTAGTAGTTGCAGCGAAATATGGTGGCTCGGTAGCTGGAACGGATGCAGTTACTATCTCAAATGAGGACGTAAGACTTCAACCGATCATGGGAAAGGGTGACTTCAAATGTTTAAACGGCAAACTAGGAAACAAAACCGTTTGGACCAATGATAATGATGTAACCGTTTCGGGAGTAGCCATAACTTCTTTTCTTATTGGTAATGACGCAACAGGATCATCTCTTTCAGACCTTCCGGATTGGGCGGAATTGTACGAGATTTGCGGAATGACGGAAACGGTTGACTCAGGTGTATCGGTAACTTATGAACCTTCACAGACAGCAGTTTCTACAGCATCAGAGGTAGCTATTTGGCGCGATGGAACAAAGAGAGTTGCAACGGGTGCAGTTGGTACATATACTATAAACGGTACTATCGGTGAGCCTCTTATGCAGACAGTGGAACTTTCAGGCTTCACAACTATCGAAGGAGTAGCAGACTCAAACCCAACCGCGTCATGTGTTGACGAGTCACTTCTTTTAGTGCTTAAATCAACAGATACGATGACTTTCACATCAACGGCTTACAAGGGGCAGTCATTCACGTTCACGCAGGGTAACGAAATATCAAAGATTTACGGTATCGGGACTAAGCAATATGAACGCTTTGATTTTGACTCACTTTTGGAGATTACATACTTTAAAGAGAATGAGGATATTTATGGAGATTTTGCAGACGGAACTTCTCACTCAATCGTCATTCAGGCAGGCACGACAAACGGTAAAGCTATGAAGTTCACAGCGGGTCAAGCAATCGTACAGGACTTAGTGGAGGGCTCAATAGATGGGAAAGAGAGCGTAACAGTTACCTTTTCATTGAATGGGGACAGTGGAGGAGACGATCAATTCCTGATAACATATGGTACGGTTAGTTAATGCTGGGGCTGCTTGTTTGCCCCTTAAAAAATAAGAAATCTATGATATAATCATTTTGGCGGAACTCCAATTTCCGCCTTAGCATTGGAGGCTAAAAATGAAAATAGAAACAAAATTCCCACATATTCCAACAACAACACATTCAGTAAAAAACATAAAGCTCTTATGTGGCTATGGTATCAATGATGCAACATATATAACACAACCAACAGTAGATGGGAAACGATTAAGATGCCCATATTATGAAAAGTGGTGCAGTATGATAAAGAGAGTATATTCAGATAAATATCATGAGCGAAACCCTACTTATCTCAATGCTACATTGTGCAAAGAATGGCACTATTTTAGCAGTTTTAGAGCATGGATGCGAACACAAAAATGGGAGGGGATGGAACTTGATAAAGATATTATGTTCCCAGAAAATAAACACTATTCCCCAAAGACCTGTCTGTTTGTATCTAAGTTCCTAAACACACTATTGAGATATGAATATATGAATAAATCCAGAGAATTACCACATGGAGTTCATCGCACCCACCGAAAAGATAACTATAAATATAGAGCATTTATTAAAATTAGGGGAAAAATGAAAAACTTGGGTGCTTATAGAACGACCATTGAAGCATCAATTGTATATATAAACGCTAAAATAGCAGAGATAAAAAGGCAACGCGACACCTATATAGACATGAGAATAGTTGACGGGTTAAACCGCCATATAGAAACATTTAAACAAAGGATATAAAATGATACTACTCGACCTAACAAACCCCTTCACATTTAAAACCTCAAACGATCAAGAACTTTCAGGCACTTTTGCAGACCTAACCACAAAGCAAAAAAAAGAACTTGAAACACACAATCAAAAACACATCAAACTAGCAAATAAAGTCAATAAGTTATACTCAAAAATCAAGAGAAACGATAAACGCATTGCATATTTCGAGAGCGAAAATGACTTTACTCAAGCAGATGCGCTTATCACCAAAAATGAAGAGTTGGCAGAGAAGCTAAACGCTATCAATGAAAGCCACAACCCAAACCAAATTGCAAATGAAACACTAAAGCTAAGATTTAAAATGTCACTTGGAGGACAATACAAAGACACCATCTTTAAGATAGCCGAAGAGATAGGATATGAGCCTGTATTCGATGTTATTCAAAAGGCTATTGCAGAAAAAAAGCTAAACGCTTAGATAATCTCAAACTTTGGATAAAGCAAGACTTTAAAGAAGTAGGCGAAAACCATCTAAGCGATGCACAAAAAAAAGCCTTAAAGAACAATCCGGACTCTAAAATAGTATTTATGAATGACCGATACTCTATTGCTTTACTGTCTATCTTCAATCAAGTACCTCTCAATGGTTCAAGCCTACACTATGAGGCGCTAAAAGACTTTATTCGGTGGGCTACTCCAAGAGAATATAAAGCAGACGATATGCACAAAATGTTTATACCTGTCTTTAACGACATTACAAACTATGTGATAAGTATAGCCAAGAAGTAACACACCACAACCAATCGCAAAAGCTATAATAAATAAAAAAGGTGTCTTATGGCTATTTTAAATATCGACCTTAAGGTGCGTGGTGATGGAAGCGTACAAATTGACAAGGTTAAAAAGTCAGCCAAAGCAACTGAAAAAGCCACCAACAACCTAAAAAAATCAAACAAAGAACTATCAAACTCATACAAAGACCTAAAGACAGATCTAGGCTCTTTTGTGGGGACAGCAGCGACCATCTATGGAGTTGCAAAAGCGTTTGAAGCACTCTATACTGTGACACGCAAAGTTGTGTTTGATGGGTTTGAATTTAACAAGCAGATGGAAGAGTCAAAGGCTGGACTGCAAGCCCTTTCATTAGCAATACAAGACCAAGCAATACCACTAACAGAACGACTCGCGAGCGCGCAAAAAGAATCAATAGTAGTTATGAAAGAGCTACAGAAAGTCAATACGGCTACACCACACACACTAAATCAAACCAACCAAATATATAAAACATTATATGTGTCAATGAAAAATGTGGGCGCTTCATCTAGGGAGATTATAGACTTAACGCAAAAGCTTTCAGTAGCTTCCGGCGCTGCTGGAATAGAATTCAACTCCCTTTTAGCAGGGGTTGATGGTATTGCATCAGGTACAGTATTGGCTAACTCTAACTTAGGTAGGTTTTTATCATCCCTAGGGCTAACAAATGAAGTTATAAAGAAAAGCACAGATGTTGTAGGGCTATTAAACGAGAAGTTAGCCGACTTTAGACAACTAGACACCATCACAACAGCCACAAGTAATCTAAGCAATAGTTGGGGTGAGTTGACAGGTAAACTCACACAAGATATTTTTAGCGGCTCAAAAGACGGACTCAATGAGATAAGCACACTCTTAAAAAGCATGAGCGATGAGGATATAAAGCAAATCCGAGAATCATTTAATGGTATGGCAATCGGAATCATGTCAGCTATTACAGGTATGGCAAAAGGTGTCGTTTTTTTAGCCGATGGATTTGAAAGTTTAGGCGCAAGAATCGCAGAAGCGGCGTTTAGATTAGAGCATGGGTTATTCTTGAATGACGCAGAGTCAGCGGCACTTGATAGAATGATAGCGCGAACACAGGCAAACATCGCAGGGCGTGAAGCATTTATCACGACGCTAGAGAAATCAGAACAGGCACTTATTAAAAGCATAAACTCCTCTCAAACTTCAATAAAGGTTACAATCGACCAAGCCGAAGCCGAAGCGATACTGACCGAGAAGATAGATAAAACTACAATCGCATACTATGCACAAATAGAAGCCGAAGCCGAAGCAATATACAAAGCAGAACTCGAAGAAGTTGCAAAAATCAATGAAGCCCAAGCAACAGACACGGCAACAAAAGCGATCATTAGAAATATTGAGTATGTTGATTCTATGTCAAGATATTACGATGAAGCGTTACAATCCGTAGAAGCGTATTCTAACGGCATAAACAGCCTAAGCCGTACATTGAGTGCGGCAGAACAAAACAGAGGCACAACAGGGGTATATCGTACCACTACCGGGGATTATTCAACTTCGCCAAATCCATTCTTTTATAATCGACCTGGGTACGGTGGGATGACTTCTGGATACGGATATGCAGACGGAGGCTACACAGGTGACGGGAATACAAGCAGTATTGCTGGCGTAGTTCATAAACAAGAATATGTAGTAGATGCACAAACCACACAAGACCTGGGTCTTAATGGCAAAGGTGGGATATTTGAGTCGATGAACGGCAAACTTGACCAACTCGCACACCTTCACGAGATAAACAAAACCATCAAGAAGCTATTAAAGGCCAGCGAAACAAACAACACTTTACTCTTAAAGGTTATAGCATGAGATTTTTAAAACAAGAGATAACGGCGCTTACGAGTATTAACATCAGCCCAGACCATGCCACATGGAGTGATACCACCACCTATTCAGCATTAGATAAAAGGCTTTATGAAACAAAGCACTATATGTCAGTTATCGATAGCAATTTGGACAATACACCGTCAGTGAATGAAGGTAAATGGCTACTATGGGAGGTTGCAAACCAATTCGCATTATTAGACTTACAATCTGAAACAGTAACGATATGCAACTCTTCAACAATCACAAGTGGAACAGATTACGACTTGACTATTGAGGTTGATGTAACGGACATGGATACACTCATTATAGGTAACGCGGTCGGTTCTGTATTAACGATAGTAGAAAAGAATGTAAGTGATGCAACGATTAAAACCACAAACAAGACGATAGACGAAACACAAGAAAACCCAAGCATTAATCTTGTGCTAGAACTATCAGCAACAGTCACCAAGGCATTTATAACAGTTGCAGAACTTACAACGGGGGGCTATTCATCATTAGGCTCTCTAATTGGTGGCTCGACACAATCTTTTGGGTCCACGATATATAATCCTAGCTTTGAATTTGATGGTGATGTTACGGTGACGCGTGACCCTAGCGACATTATAGAGATAGAGGTAGAGGACAAACAAGACATTACAGATGTTGATATATCATTTGCCTCAGAGGATTTTATGACTATGAAGCGTACAGCAAGAGCATTAAGAGGTGTTCCTTGTGGATGGATATTAGATGATGATACTCCGACTACAATTTATGAGGGGTTGGCAATTATAGGATACTTGGACGACTTCATCCCTATTCTTAAAAATCCTATAAAAACATTTGCATCAATAGAGATAAAGGAAACGACATAATGGCAGGTTTTAGCTGGTCAGGCTCAGAAGATATAGACAGAGGAGTTGCAAAAGAGTGGACAGACGACACTATTTATAGTTTTATGCCGACCACATTTTGCAAAATAGGCATAGATCACAATCCTTTCGTAGATGTTTCCGCGAATACAGAGATTATAATTAAGCAAGATGTAGATTATATTTTCGACAGAGATACTACCATTAAATATTCATATCCTCCAGAAGTAGTAGCAGAGGTCGCGACACTTTACGCAGAAGTAACAAGTGATAACGATATTTATTCAAGTTCAGGCTTCTCAACTCTTGTGGAGATACCGACATACGAGGAACTGACAGATTACACGCTTTATGCGCGTGTTGCCTATTGGAAGATAACACAAGCGACTATTACAATGAAAGTAATGGTAGGCTCGACAACACTTGACACTATTGATGTTTTATGCCCTACGAGTCAATACACTATATTATCGTTCAATTCGGCACTCACTACGACAATACCGGCAAACTCAATCATTAAGCTATTGATTGAGAATGGCGGGTCTAATGATACGGTCGTTGGCTCACGAGTACCAACAGTTTTAAGTGTGAGGGACACTTCTTAAATAACACACACCAACGGTAGCCCTTTGTTACAATTAAACAATAAATAATAAAGGCTTTAAAATGGTTCAACAAATACAGGCGATGGAATGGATGGAAAATCTAAGCGAGATGGAGACAGGTGGCGGAAGAATTGAAAATGTAATCGTCATACATTGCATCGAGGACGGAACAGTCACGGCGCACTTTAAAAACGATGACGAAGAAAAATCTTTCACGGCTGGAATGGATAGAACATTAAACAGTGTAGCTATCACGATAGACTCCGGTAAATTTGATATAAACGTGAGATAAGACCATGAATTTTGGTTTTAATTTCGGGTTGCTTGGTGGCGCAATCTCAGCCGTAACAGCCAACATCATCTACGCTATGAACTTAGCATCCTTCAGCACCACAGCAACAGGCTACCAAACCTTAGACAATACTGGTTCAGATGGCGAAACACATGATGCAGAAAGTAATGCAGGCAACATGGTGCATCAAAACGGTACGGATAATAACGTAGCTGTACCAATCACGGAAAGCGTTACACAAACACTTCTTTATTTATCTCCTATCACAAGAGAATTTGTCTTGGTTACTTCTTTATCGGGCTCAACTCACGACCTCGACGTAAGTTTTGGTGAACTACTTACTATGACAGCACTAGCTACAAGCGCGGATATAGTCAAACTCAACGCAGACCATAACTTACTTAGAAAGATATTCTTTCATGGTTTCCCCTCTCCTCTTAGTTTTGACAGAGATGATATGTTATTGGCAAACGGAGGGCATTACTATCCCGCTAATGAAGGTTCAAGAGGAGATGAATACATAGGTGATATGGCAAATCCACCATCACCTATAATATTAACTGGTATTGATACGACAAATTATACAGGCACTCCTATAGTTGGAGGATTTAATCTTGCCGTTATTAGTGAAATAAGATTGTACTTCAGGTCAACTTATGTGTCTGAGGGCAATGTGTATATAAATTTTAATGCTCAAATTAACTCAGGTAGCTGCACGCTTAACAGATGGTATGATGGATCTTCATGGCACAATTTAACGCCTACTGTTCCTATAGTAAATGGGGCAAATTACATTAAAGTGGGGTTAAATAGTCAAGCAGATAATTTAGTTAATTTCGATATAACTTCATCCACTTTTGATATAGATTTTACTGACTTAGATATATATGACAATGCTAATGACATAGAGATAGAAAACTTTGTGGTCGCAAACCGAACAACCTATGAAAATGAAGATTTTGGAGCGACAGACAGAATAGTTAAAAAAGACAGCACAACAGGACGCACAACAGACGGTGCAGATGATGGAGACGCGGAGTATCACGGTTCAGGTGGAGACACTATCCCGACACGAACCAGAACGGCAGATATAACCATCGAATTAACACCAAGAGTTGTCGAATCCATATTGTTAGTTGATACAGCCACGGGTGATATTACAATGAACGCAGACGGAAGCGTAACAGCATCAAGCGGAAGCGTTGCAATAGACACAACAACCCTACAAGTAGATACAAAATCAATAGTGACAATTACAGGTATCTCGATAGATGGGGAAAGCACTATCTTTAATGACTTTGACGGGGTAGTACATAATTATGAGGAGAATGAAGTATGACAACAGCAGAAGATTTAAATAACATTATATTAGCAGATATTGCCGAAAGGCTCAAACGTAGCTACAGCAGAGTAGTTTACCCTACCGCTATGGGGAATATGCCTGTAGAGTTAGACAAATTTAGAATAGTAGATGAGAATAATGAAATTATAGGCTACTACTCTATAAACGAACTTCACAAGCTTTTCGGTAAACAGTTCAAACCTATAGAGTTCAAGCAAGACAAATCACTTATGTCTATCCGCTGGAGCTTTGATAAAGCAGACGATCATAAAGACGAAAAGGCAACAAGAACGCTCTTGTTTGGGACAAACGGCTTAGCTGATATGGTAGCAGGCAAACAAGCTAAAGACATTGTTAAAGGTGATTTACTAGGGAATGAAGCCGGGATCTTCGACTCTGATGAATTTAGCAGAATACCAGATGAAATAATCATACAAGGAGTTTAAGATGATACCAAAAGATAAGTTACTCCATTTTGGAGCAGGATTAATCATAGCACTTATAGTTACCCTACTATCCACCCCACTGATAGGGGTTGCAGTCGGAGCGTTAGCAGGAGTAGCCAAAGAGATATACGACTATTTCGATTATGGTGATTTTGATTTCTTTGATATGTTTGTGACTATTATAGGTGCAGTTATCGGCTCTTCTGTAGTAGCGTCATTAATTGGTCACTACATACTAGGATAATGCATGGATGAAAACTTAACAGTCGTAGCACTCAGCACAGTAGCCACCAAGAAAGCCCTATTCGGCTCTTCTCTGCTTGGCTCTATGATAGTGTTCCAAGACCCTGCATACATACTTATAGCCCTTATGGGGGCATTTGTAAGCATGGGTTCAGCTCACTACGACTTGATAAAACTTAGAAAACATAGAGAACTTCAAGGCTTGGTATGTGAGAAGAATGTTTTCATGGAGCTTACTAAAGCTTTTACGATAGGCTCTATTTTTACATTACTCTCATTTATGATATTCCACTCTGCCGGAGGTGATGCCATGAAAAGTCTTACTGGGCTTAGTTGGTTTGACTCGATGCTTCCATCTTTTTGGTTAGTGTTCACGGTTGCATTAGCTACAGAAGCAGTCACTATCTGGGATAAGGTAAAAAATAAACTGTTAGGGAAAAAGTCATGATAGCCACAACGGACCTATTAGTGATGTGGTCTTTTATTCTATTATATACTTTATGGAGAACCAACTCATTAAAAACAAGCATTACAACAACTGCTATGGTTGCAGCTGTGATAATCACAGGCATTCTACATCATTATGATTATCTTTTAGTAGGGTTGTTGGTTTTAATGTCAACTATGACGGTACTTGTTTGGAGAGTAATTCCCCACGATAAGTCAGATACTTGGAATAAATGATGTTAACTAAATACATCTATCTAGGACTCACAGCTATTATTGTAGCTATGGGCGGGTATATAGCAGTAGAACATCATCGCATCAGCTCCCTAAAAACAGACAAAGAAAACCTGCAGCAAACCATAGTTGATATGGGTAATGCTTTCAATACTCAGATGTTTGAAGCAGATATGAAACTAAGAGAGGTGGTAGCAAACAATGAGATTAATTCTACACTTACTAATATTACTTCCATTGATGATAATAACTACAGCTTGTAGCCAAAGGAAGCCTTGTCCTAAACAGGTATATCCAAAACTACAAACCATAAGAACCATCCCAAAGATAAACATACAAGTAAAACAAGGTAGAATAACACAGAGTGGTACTGTCAAGGTCTTTAGAACTATAAAAGGACTCAGAGTATCAGAACGATATTATAGACGCTTAATACGC